CCGTGTAGGGCTCGGGGATGTGGGGTGCGCCCTGCACGCCCTCGGCGGGGCTGATGGTGTCGCCGTCCTCGTGGTCGGCGGCGCCGCACTGGGGGCAGGTGAGCAGTCCGACGGCGCGGCGGGCGGTGCAGGCGATGCAGGTCCACAGGCTCATGCGGCACCGCCCTTGGCGGCCGCCGCGGGGGCGTCCACAACGGGCTCCGGGGCCTGCTCGGGCTCCGGCTCGACCTCCGCGACCTCCGGGGCGGGCTCGGGCTCCACAGCGGGCGCCACAGGCTCCGGCTCGACCTCCGCGAGCACCTCGGCCTCGAGCTGCTCGACCACGTCCGGCTGCGCCTCCAGCTCGGCGCGCGCATTCGACGGGCCAACACCCGCCACAATCCTCGGCATCCTCTTCCTCCTGCTCGGCTTCGCCACCTGCGACGGCAGCTTCGGCGGCCTTCCCTCGCAGCGGTAGCAGTGCGACAACCAGCCCACCCGATACCGGGCGCCACAGTCGCCGCACTGCCACAGCTGAGGCATCAGGCAGCCGCCACCGAAACGCCGTTGTCGTACGGGATGTAGGCCAGATCCCACTTCACCGAGCCGGTGTTCGTCGCCGACGTGGTGATCTGCACCGCCCCGGCATCGACGAGGATCCCGGCCGACGGCAGCGCGACTCCGGCCTGCGTGGCGAGGTCCGTCACGGTCGCGCCGCCCGGGTTGAACCCGAAGTGCGTGCCGATCGGCGCCGCGATGATGGACGAGGCGGTCCCGAGGTTGGTCGTCGACCCGGTGCCGACGGTCGGCGCGTAGCCGAGCGCGATCGTGCACGCCTGGTTCTGCACCGCGGTCGTCACCTCACCGACGAGGGACACGATGATGATGCGGCCGCCGGTGACGGTGAAGATGTTCCCGGACGCGGTGGCAGGCAGTGTGGCGGTGGCGCGGGCCGAGGTCGACCCGAGGGCGATGAGGCGAACACTGCTGTTCGCGATCATGGTGGTCACGTCAGCTCCCCAGGATCTCGAGGTTGCCGGGGCGACGCTGCACCGTCAGGTCGTACAGGTACGCGGACACCAGCCCGGACGCGCCCACCGACACCTTGACGTAGTCGGACGGGTCACTCAGCTGGCTGGTGAGGACGTGGAACACCACGGTGCCCGAGCTGATGGTGACCGCGTTGCTGGCGGACTGCGTCGCGTCGACCCACGCCGCAGTGCCGTCAGTGGCGGTGCACGTCGCCTTCTTCGTGATGATGTTGCCCGGCGACGCGTAGGAACCCGCGTAGCTCGAGGCAACGGTGACGGTGAAGGTGTCGTTGCCGGTGCACACGAACATCACGCCCGAGGCGCCGCGGAACTTGAAGGCCTTGCCGGCGGCGATCGGGATGACGTTGGCCACGCGGCCGAGCGCGTACATGCCTGCCATGGGTCTGCCCTGCTTTCTGACTGTGGTCCCGGTGCGCGGGGCGTCACTGCCGCGCTGGGTGTGGCTGGGGGTGCCCGGCGGCCGGGGGAGGGCCGCCGGGCTATCCGCAATCTACATGCATATGTAGATCACGAGGTCAGGTTAGCGCGAGGCGAGCTGCACCACAGGAGACAGCGTGCTCGAGCTGTTGTTGTGCGGGGTCAGCGCCGACTGCAGCCACGGCCGGCCGTCGACACGCTCGATGACGCGGAACGCCGTCATGTCGTTGCCGAACTTGTAGTGCTCGCTCGAGGACGCCTGCATGGCCATGCGGTCGCCGATGAGGTAGTACGACAGGTCCGCGAAGACGATGTCGCCGGTGGTGCCGAGCGGGCCCGGCTTCTCCGAGAAGATCACCGGACGGCCGAGGATGGTGACCGGCGGCATCTGCGAGCCGGAGTTGCCCGGGTCGTAGCCCGACCCGATCCAGACCGGGCCACCACCGGTGCCCACCGACAGCGCCATCGTGGCGAGCTGCGGGAAGGTGTCGTGCGACGCGATCCACACCGCGCGCCCGAGGGAGGTGGGGAGCATGCGCGAGTACATCTTGACGATGTTCTCCCACACGATCGTCCCGGAAGGCTGGCCGGCCTCGGCCGCCACCTGCACCGAGCACGGGCTGTTGATGTAGCCCAGGGGCTCGCCGACGCCGGTGCCGAGCTGGAACGCGGTGTCCTCGAAGTACGTGACCGCGCGCGGCATGCTGCTGTCGAAGAACCCGGCGAACGCGGGCGCGTCCTGCAGCAACTCGTTCGGGACCTCGGCGTACGCGGTGAGCTTCTTCGCATCGAGGACGACGCGCGCGAAGCTCGCCGAGCTGGCGGTGAGGGCCGCAGCTTCCTCGGTCCAGTAGGCGGTCACACCACCCATCACGGAGCTGACGTGGCTGGTGTCGTCGATCGTCGGGATCGGCACCCGCAGCGACGACATGGGGATCGTGGTCGCCCGCGGGCGCACGATCGCCGTCTCGAGCGCCATCTGCAGGATCTCCGAGCGGAGGATCTCGGGGATCAGGAAGCCACCGTCGGCGGGGACCTCGCTGCCGTAGCTGTTCTGGATCTCGGCGAGCTTGCCCAGCTTGGCCTTCAGCTGGCCGAAGTCCTGCAGCTTGTGCGCGGACGGGGCGGTGGCGCGGAAGAACTCCGACGCGTCCTCGAAGATGCCGTCAGCCTTCACGCCCGGGGCGCGCCGGTTGTACAAGCCCTTGCGGGCACTGGAGGTGAGACCGGGGACGGTCGGCGCCATGGCGCTGGCCCGCTCACCGGCGAGCGCGACCGGCGGCCGCTCCTCGCTGCCGTGGTCCTTGAGCATCTGCGCGAGGACACGCTGGGTCTGCTCGGCGACCTGACGGTTGGTCTCGTCCTGGTCGGTCTTGGCGTGCTTCTCGGCGTAGCCGGTGATGAAGTTCTTCAGGCCATCCGGGGTCTCCCAGAGTGCGCGGGCCTGCTTCGGGTCCGACAGAACGTCGGCGAGCCCCGCTTCGGAGTCGGGGATGGTGATCGTCACTGGTTCGCCTCCTCGGCGGGGGTGGTGAGCCACGCCGGGACCGGCGGGGCTTCGTCGCGGAGCCAGTGGGGGAGCTCAGCGTGGTCGGTGGGCTCGTCGTCGCCCTTGTTGGCGTCGTCGAGGTGGGCTTGCAGGTGCGCCTTGACCCCGGCGCGGTCAGCGTCGGGGATGTTGGCGCCGGACAGGCGGGCGAGGCCGTTGCGGCACGCCGCGAGGTTGGCCGCGCCGCCCTTGGTCTTGTGGTGGGGGAACTTGTAGCTGGATTTCTGGTCGTCGGCGTCGTCGTCGCCCTCGGCGGGCTTCTCCGCCGCGGCCTCGTCCGACATCCACGCGTGGCAGTACCGCAGCACCGCGTCGTCGTTCGGCATCGCGGCGACCGCAGCCGGGCCGTCCCACGCCTCATCCGTGGTGGCGGTGTGGTGGATCGGCATGGCCTTGTCGACGATCGGCATCGACTCCAGCCCGAGGACCCGCTCCGCCTTCGCCTTGGCGCGCGGCAAGCGCTGCAGCTGCGCCACGATCTGCCCGGGCAGGTTGCGGTACGCCGCAACGTCGAACCCGACCGGCAGCACCGCGCCGGCACCACCGACGCGCGTGGCGAGCCCGGCCTCGACCGCCTGGTCGGCGGTGTACCAGGTCTCTTCCTTCATCGCGGCCCGCCACTGCTCCGGCATGCCACCGGCCGCCCGGGCGTACACGCCAGCGAGGTTGTCCGACACCTCGTCGAGGGTCTGCGCCATCTTGGTCAGCTCGGCAGCGTTGCCTCCGGCGAACGACAGCGCATCGTGGATCATCAGCATGCTGCCGGGCATCATCACGCGCTCCGTGCCGGCCATGGCGATCACGCTGGCGATGGAGGCGGCGATGCCGTCCACCACGGTCGTGACGGGGCCGCTGTGGGCCTCGAGGGCGTTCTTGATGGCGAGGCCGTCGAAGACGTCGCCGCCGCCAGAGTTGATGTGCACCTCGAGCGCCCCGGACACGCCGGACAGCGTGTTCGCGAACGACTTGGCGGTCAGGCCCTCGGAGAACCAGCCGCCTTCGCCGATGTCGTCGTACACGTCGACCCGGGTCGGCTCACCTGCGGTGGCGTTGCTGATGCGGGCCTTGAGGGGCCGCACGGTCGCGGTCATCGTGCCGCCTCCCAACTGGCCATGATCTGCTCCCACTCCGCATCCGCACTGCTGTCGCTGCTGCTGCCGCGCTTGACGACCTTGCAGCGGCACTTGTTGCCGTACTCGGCGCCGATGCACTTCACGTAGTTGCTGCCGCCGGGGTAGTCCGCGTAGGCGTCCTCCCGGTTGCGGTACAGGTGGCCGTCGTTCTTCTGGCAGGCGGCGCAGGTGTTCTCGTCGTCTTCGGCCTTGGCTTCCCACCGCATGGCTGCTTCGATGGCCGGCGCCTGCCGCGCCGCGGGGGCCGCGGCTTGGCCCGAGTCGGGCTGCTGGGCCTCGGGAGCCTCCGGCGCTGCGGGATCGGCCACCACCCAGTTCGGCGGCGCCGCAGGCAGCTGTGTCGCCTTCTCCGCCACGCCCATGTCCGGCAGCCCGACCGTCTCGAGGATGTCCTTCGGGTCGTAGCCCGCCTGGACCAGCAGCTCGGCCGCGCGGGCCTTGTTGAACAACTCGGCCGCGTCCGCTTCACGGTTGCCGGTGACCGGGTCCTCGTAGTCGAGCTCCACGCCCTGCCCGGTCGGCCCGAACAAGGGCAGGAACTGGCAGTTGAGGGTGTCGGACCAGCGGTCGAGGCGGTCGGTGACAAGGAACGTCTCGAATAGCTCCTGCGCCGTCTGGGCGTTGGCGCGGTTGACGTCGTCCGTCGTCCCGAGGATGGCCTTGTGCATGGTGAACGCCTCGCGGATCACGTCCCGGGAGACGTTCCGCAGGCCGGCGAAGTCCATGTCGCGGATCGTGTGGGCGTTCGGGACCCAGGTGGCACCCTGCTCGAGGATGGCGACGCGGTGTGCTGCGCCCATGCCTCGGTGGCCTTCACGCCAGCGGTTGGTGAACTCGGTCCATTCCTCGTCGGACAGGCGCTTGTCCATCTGGATCACGCCGCCGGGGGTGGCGCTGTTGAGGAAGAAGTTACGGTTCCAGTTCGCGGAGTACTTCGCGGCGTCGATGTCGACGAGGACCGCCTGGATCGGCCCGAGCCCGTGATACGGGTCGAACGGGTTCGGGTACTTCAGCATGATCACGTCGTTGCGCTGCAGCGGCACAACCTCACCGTCCGGCCCCTGGTAGGCGTACCCGGCCAGGTACTCGTCCCGGGAGGGGATCGGCATCATGCGGTCCGGGCGCACCGACCACAGGCCGATGGGGAAATTCGCCCGCGGGTCGCGCTGCACGACCAGGTAGCCCTCACCGGTGAGGTCGAGGTACGTCTGCGTCAGCTCACGGAGCTGGAACCCGGACATGAACGGGTTGGGCTTGTTCCACACGTCGAGGGCGAGATGCTTGATCACCTCGGTGCGCTGGTCCGAACCGCGGTCGGCGGTGGTGTAGCGGCGGCGGCCGTCCTGCGGAGCCTCGCGGTACAGGTGCCACTTCACCTTGGCGGTTTGGCGGGCGAGCATGCCGACGATGGCGAATACGGTGCCGCTGGACCCGTAGGCGCGCATGTAGCCGGTCGGGTCGGAGTCGGCGCTGGTGGTGCCGAGGGACAGGATGCCGTTGCCGGAGCCGACGTAGGGGACGGGTGACGTGGGGGCGCCGCCCGGCGTGCGGGCGGCGCGCATCTTGCCGAAGAGGCTGCTCACCGGCCACCGTCCACGGGGAGCCCGATCGCCCATCGGACGCCCTCGTAGCGCTCGTTGGCTTCGGTCCTGCGCTGGATCTGGAAGTCCACCGGGAGCCCGGTGCGCTGCTTCGCCAGCTCGGATAGGGCGGCGCACATCAGGGCCCAGCGGGCCTCCCCCTGCTGATCGCCCTTGGGGAACAGCGCGTCGTACCGGTCGTCGGGCAGGATGAGGCGGACGTCGACATCCCGCCACTGCTTCGACGTGGCAGACGAGCCGACCAGCATCGGATACCAGTCGAAGGCGTCGTGGATCTCGCGGCCGAACGCGTCGAGGTGCAGCGCGGCAGGCATGCCGACCCCGATGGGGCCGACTCCGCGCGACGGCCGCCCGCTCACTCGTCGTCGATTCGGTACTCGAGGACGAGCAGCGAGATGCCTGTGCAGATCCATCCGGCGACGGTGTTGGCGGTGAACACGCCAACGTCGATGCAGCCGAGGCCGCTGATGGTGAGCGCGCTGGGCGCGAGCCGGTGGGCGAGGCGTCGCAGCCCAGCGCGGGCGGTGGTGAGGTGGGCGTCGGCGCGCCCGGAGCGGATCCACCCAGTGACCGCGAGTGTCGCCATGCCGCCCACCTCCATCCGCATCTACATGCAGACTGTAGATCCTCCGGGCATGATTCCGCCACGTTGTCAGGCACAAACCCGGGGGTGTCGGCGTGTCAGGTGACCGGCAGCGGCCCAGCGGGCACCAGCAGCGACGAGGCGCGGGCGACCTCGAGGTGCTCGTAGCAGATCGGTGTGACCGGGCCCATGGGGGACTGGCAGACGGTGACGGCGTCGCGCATCTCCGGGGGCGCGCCGTCGGCACCGATCGTCTGACCGTGCATCTTGTGCTCCGCGACACACAGCAGGCACTTCAGCTGAGGCATCACGCGGCAGCTCCGTGGGTCGGCGGGGTCCAGCCCAGCTGCGTCAGCAGGTCGACGATCTCCGGCGCCAGCTGCACCTCGGAGTTCTCCAGCTGCGCACGAAACGGGTACGGGGGCAGCTCCAGCGTCACACGCGGGCCCTGGAACGCGTCGTGAGTGGCCGTGTAGCTGGTGAGCACGTCGGAGATGTCGTGTCCGTCGAGGCGGAAGTGCGCGCCGAGCCCGTTGGCGCGGGGCTCGACTTCGATGCGGTGGGTCACGGCTGCTCCTGTGGGGTGTGGGGCGACCCCGCCGTGACGGGACATCCCAGCGGGGCCGGCGCGCCATCCTGACGCACCACCAGTCTGCTACAGGAAGCGGACAGACGGCCGCCCGCCGAGATCCCGCTCGGCGACCATGTACCGGGCGGCATCGCATGCGTGATCGTTCTCTTTGACGGGTGCCTCCTTGTTCGGCTTCCCGTCCTTGAGGTCCCACACGTAGCCGCCCACCTCGTCTTCGAAGCACAGCGGCTTCTTCGCAGCCACCAGCTCCTGGTCGCGCTCCACCAGCGCGCCGCGCACCACGAAGAACCGTGGCCGGCCGTCACCGGCAGCCCGCAAGCGTGTCTGCATGGCTTGGATGCCGTCGCTGACGGTCTTCGTGGCGGCCGAGGTGCCCATGCCGAGATGCCGCTCCAGCGTCGCGCGGTCCTCCGCGTCGTGGTCGCAGATCACCGCGCGGGGCTTCGGCTCCCGCCACGTTCCACGCGCATCCCTCACCAGGGACAGGATGTGCTTCGCGTGGTCTTCCACCAGGGTCTTCGTCTTGTAGATCTCCCGGTACAGGTACAAGCGGCCGTCGGGGTCCTCGGCCCAGCACTGCAGCACGAACGGGTTGGTGAAGCCGAAGTCGACCGTCCACCAGCGGGTCCAGCGCTCGGCGCCAGCGGGAAGCCGGTCGACGAGGTGCACGGCCGGGTCCCAGCCCTCGTAGATGATGCCCTCGGCGGACACCCAGCGGCCCCAGCGCATGCGCTCGTAGCGGACGCCGACGAGGGAATCGAGGCGGGCGAGGTAGTCGCGGCCGTAGTCGGTCCACACACCTGCCTGGTACATGCGGGGGTTGTCTTCGTGCTTGCTGTACAAGATGCGGCAGCGGCCGGAGTCGGCGCGCTGCTTGAGGTGGTGGGTTGGTGGGCCGGGGTTGGTGCACATGATGAGCTGCTGGCGGGATAGGCGGCCGTTGCGGAGGCGGGTGACGATCGTGTCGAGGTCTTCGGGGGTGGCTTCGATGGCTTCGTCGATGAACGCGAGGTCGTACTCGGTGGACAGGAGCCGGGTGGGTCGGTCGAGGCCACCGACGACGATCACGCTGCCGTTGCTGTAGCGGAAGCTGGCTGGTTCCTGTGCGCTGCCGCCGTAGAAGTGCACGACACCGGCGGCGATGGCCTCGGCTGCGACCTTCTGCCGGAACGTCACCAGGGTGGAGGCGGTCAGCGAGGCGTGGGTTTTGCGGGCGATGAGGGCGCGGACGCCGGGGGTGCCGAGGCAGGCGAGGTGGACCATCATCAGCGCGCCGACGCTCTTGCCGGTGCCTGCTGCGCCGGAGAGGAGGATCTCGCTGTCGCGGGAGCGGAAGAGGTCGAGGACGGCGCCGCGCGGCTCGAACCGGACGGTGGTGGCCGTCATGCCCGAGGCAAGCCGCAGTCTTGCGCGAGCCGGTGTAGAACCTGCTCTGCTCCGGTGAACGGGATCGCAGTGAGGAAGTTCTGCGAAAGGTACTCCCCGCCGCCCTGGACGTTCACATCCATCAGATCGAACCTGCCGTGCTCCTGTCGTACGTAGCCGAGCACGACCGTGTCACCGCGCGAGTTGGTCATCTTGACAGTGGCCCTGCACGACTCGGCCTGGTAGATGACCTCGACAATGCTCAGGCTGGTGGCGGTCATTGGCTGGCCCATTCTTCGATGCGGCGTGCTGCGCGGATCAGCTGCGGGTAGTCGCGGTCGTAGCGCGGTGTCCGGCGCAGCATGGTGGTCACTTCGCCGATGACCTGCAGCCGGTAGGCGACGAGCTTGTGCAGGAGCGCCTTGTACTCGTCGGGCAGGTCGGTGAGGTCGAGTGGCTCGGGCGCGCTCACGAGAGGTCAGCCTCCGTCACGCCGACCACCTCGTACTTCACGCCGCCGCTGATCTCCTGCTTTGCGGGCTGGTCCAGCCCGAGGAGCTTCCGGTACGACTCGCGGATCTTGACGGCGGCGTTGATCGCGGCGATCTTCGGCTGCGCATCGTAGATCGGCTGCCCAGCCTCGTCATACACAGCCCGGCCCTGCGCCACCGCCTGATGATCCGCCTCCAGCAGCTCCAACGCCGCCAGGTACAGGCGCTCCAGCTCTTCCCGCTCCACCGCGATCAGCTTGTCGCCCGCGTCTTGGCGGATGTGGGCCATGGCGCGCATGACGGCGTGGTGTGCGGAGCCGCGGTTGGTGTAGCCGAGCGCGGCGGCGATCTGCTCGTACGTCTTGCCTTCGCGGCGGAGGTCGGCGGCTGCTGCGTCGCGGTCGGCAACGTCGAGATCGCGGAAGAACTGGCCGCGGCTGTCGCGGCCGCGTTCGGCTGGCTTCTTGGGTGGTTTGGTCATGGCGGTGGCCCCCTTCGGTCATGAGGGTAAGCCGCCGCCATGATCATCCGCTTGTGGGGAAGCTGGTGGGCAGGTCCGTCGGGAACGCCGGCATCGAGGGCAGGTCGGACGGCAGGAGGTCGGTGGGGAACGCAGTGGCGGACGCCATGTCGCCCCACATCTTGGCCAGGGCCTGCTCTCCGAGCTGCTCTACCACTGCGTCGGGGAGCCCGTTGCAGGCGGCTGGCTTGCCCATGCTGGGCCCGTTGGGGTTGGCCTCGGCTTGCTTGACGTAGCTGTTGAGGGCTGCGGCGCAGGCGGCGGTTGATGCGGCGGCTGGCGTGGTGGTGCCGGCCGTGCTGGCGCAGGCGGTGGCGAGCATGGTGGCGGCGCAGATGAGGGCCGCGGGCACGGTGCGGTTCATGCCCGGGAGTGTCTCGCCGTGTGGGGGTGGTGTGGAGGCTACGTGGCTGAGTCGTTACGTGGGCGTGGCAGAGCCCCCACGGTCCGTGCCCTGGCGTGGGGGCTCTGCTGGCGCGGCCGGGGGGGTGTGGGTCGCGCGGGTGGGTGGCA